TAAGCCGGGCAGAATAATTTAATAAACTAAACTAAATGAGCAAGTCTAGATGGTTCATTTTAACCCTCAATAATCCGGATGTTCTGCCAGAGGAGCTCTGGCAGCGCTCACAGGCCATCAAGGGCTGTGGGTTCATGACTGGTCAGCTTGAGACCGGTCAGGAAGGTACTCCACATTACCAGTTCGTATTGTGGACCAAGGAGAACGTACGTTGCTCCGTCATTAAGAAGGGTTTCCCTCAAGCCCACATTGAGATTATCAAGGGTACACCAGAGCAGGCTATTGCTTACTGTACCAAGGAGGAGACCCGTACTGGTGAGCCATTTATGTTTGGCGAGTTACCAGTCAAGAGAAATAGCAAGACAGACTGGGAGGCTGTGTTTGAAGCTGCCAAGCTGGGAGATATGGACAATATTCCAGCTGACATCAAGGTTAAGCACTTCAATAACCTTCAGAAGATCACCAAGCATTTCCTACGCCCTGTTGACAGGGAGTCTGTTTGCGGACTATGGCTTGTAGGCAAGCCAGGTCAAGGCAAGACCCACTTTGCTCGCCAGCTATTTGCCCGAGGCAAATACTATCCCAAGCTATCCAACAAGTGGTGGGATGGCTATCAGAACGAGGAAGTTGTCGTTCTGGATGACTTGGACAAGAAGTCCGAGTGTCTTGGACATCACCTCAAGATTTGGGGTGATAAATGGGGATTCATTGGCGAGTCCAAGGGAGGAGCTCTTGCTTCTGCTCACAAAGTCTTTGTGGTGACTTCAAACTACCACATCGCGGAGATCTTCGGGGAAGATCCAGTACTTACTGAAGCGATTAGGCGTCGCTTCAAGACCTGTATTCTTTGGCAAGACAAGAAGACAGGGTTCAGGCACATTGAAGATGAGCACAAGAATGTTTTCGAGCCTGAAGTATTTGCAGCATTGCTTAGGTCAGACTATGGACTTAAATAATTCTGTCAAATTTTATAAATGAATTCTAGGCGTGTCCGGAAAACTGGTGCTGTCTCGACTATGTTTCGAGCTGCTCGAAGGTCTACTTCGACAAGACGGCCAAAGGTTGCTTTGGTCAAGCGTAAAGTTCGCACTGCACTTGTCAAGGACAAGTACGTGCAGCAGTCTTTTCACATTATCGAGCCCATCAAGGTCAAGTTGACTCGTGATGGTCAGAGTTATGTGCTTTTGTGGGGTCAGTCTAATTCTGTACAGAGTTTGCTGACTTCTGCCATAGCAGATCCTGCTTTTCCTGCCAGGGAAGAGTATGTTGATTTTGCTTTGGAGAGTATTAAGACGACTGTTATACCGTTTCCTGGCCCAGTTCACGGTACTCTTCATGCGACAGGCTGTCATGTGATGGCCTTAGCTTCTTTATCAGACCAACAACGAGCAGATATGTCGACTTTTCTTGTTGGCAATATTGCCAAGAGACAGTTCTCTAAACTGCGTCCTTACAGTTCGAAGTTGTCCATGGTGTACAAGCATCAGGCTTTTGCTCGGCGTCATGAGCTGAATAAGCGACTTTCGATCGAGGACATGGGTTCGGTTGCTAAGATAAAAGAATATCTTGGCACAAGGGTTCCGGATTTCATATACGGTTCGTATTTGAATTGTGCAGACATGGATCCTAGTCACCTCAATCGCGAGATTGTAGCTGGCTACAGGAAGGTTGTTGTCAAGCTTTCTTTCAGAGGGCGTAAATAATTCCGCGAATTATCTAAAAAAGTTATAAGTCTTTAATTAACTACCCCAATGGGGTTCAAGGGGCGAAGCCCCTTGTGATACCGGAGTGAGCGAAGCGAACGTGGGGTTTGGGGTGTGTTTGGGGTGTGACTAGATTGGGTTTATTTGGAGTGAAAATATTTTTTATAAATGATTTTTAACCAGGACCAGACTGTAGAGCTTGCTCAGATGGCTGAGATTCGCAAGAAGCGGAAGACAGCTTACTATGAATTGGTACTCAATCCTTTCAGCGGGGCCTTGTGTAGGTTCCCTTCGCCTTTTCCGGTGCCCTCCACTTTGTTGAGGGATCGGGAAGTCTTTCAGATTACTACTGGTGCAGCCGGGGATTTCATTGGGTATTTCGCTCCCGAGAACATGATCAAGCGATCGACTACTCATCGCGATTATGCTTTTTTCGCCCAGAACACCGCTTCTGGGTCGTACTATCAATCACTTACCTACAATGGCCACCTTGGTGCTGCTGCCGGCAGTTATGCCACTCAGTTGGCTCAGACTCCCAATGGACAGTACGGAACGACTTATTTCGGTTCCGTCAGATTGGTTGCTGCCGGCTTACGCATTAAATACATTGGTCGTGCTGAGTTGTTGTCGGGACTTATCACTGCTGCAGTTATTCAAAGCGGGGATCCGATGGGACTCACACCATTGTTATCAGCGGGTATCGCAGAGTCTTTGTACCCGGTTAGGGTCACTCCTGATGAAGGTCTTGTTCTTAATTGGTTCCCTTTTGACTCAGGTCAAGCCAATCTCATACCTTTCGGCGGTGGCAACTACAATGGTGACCACTCTCAGCAAGTGTTTTGTATACATGGTTTTGGGTTGCCTACGGGTACTGTTCTGGACATCGAAGTGGTTCGTGTCTACGAGTACATCCCGAAACCCGGATTCCACGAGTTACTTACCCCGGCGTCTATTGATGTCAAGTTGCACTCGACGAGGGATGACCATATTGAGGCACTCATAAATCACAAGCAGGATGACTTCATGACTACAAGTGTTCAGGCATTTACGGAAATGTCTCAGTCCATAATCAGTGCATTGGATTTGCTTAACTAAGCTTTGTTGATCTCTTGAAAAAATAATCGTTTTAAAACGGCTAAGGCCGCCAGCGCTAGTAGGGAGCGTCCCGCCGCTCCCTCAGTATTACCTAGCGCGGCGGGACACGGGACGTGCTAATAGCCACACGTTTCAGGGAAACAGCCAATAGAATCGCACGGATTCGATTGGACCCCCCCTGCGGCGGGACAAATCCGAGGGGGGTTACCCCCGCGGCGGGACACTTCAGTAGCCAATAGAATCGCGAGATTCTGGACGGCAGGTATTTAAGCCGGGACAAATAATTTAATAAACGAAATCTAATGAGTAAGGCTAGATGGTTCATCCTGACCCTAAACAATCCTGACGTCATGCCAGAGGAGCTCTGGCAGCGAGCCCAGACCATTAAGGGCTGTGGCTTCATGGCCGGTCAGCTCGAGACCGGCGCTGAGGGTACTCCTCATTACCAGTTCGTCTTTTGGACGAAGGAGCCTACCCGTATCACGGGTTTGAAGAAGGCCTTTCCTCAGGCCCATGTTGAGGTTATCAAGGGTACTCCCGAGCAGGCGTTAGCCTACTGTACCAAGGAGGAGACCCGTACTGGGGAGCCATTCATGTTCGGCGAGATGCCGATCAAGCGGAATAGCAAGACTGACTGGGATGCAGTCTTTGAAGCTGCCAAGCAAGGGGATATGGACCATATCCCTGCTGACATTAAGGTCAAGCACTTCGGCAATTTGCAGAAGATTGCCAAGCATTTCTTGCGCCCTCTCGACAGGCAGTCCGTTTGCGGACTATGGCTTGTAGGCAAGCCAGGCCAGGGCAAGACTCACTTTGCTCGCCAGCTATTTGCCAAAGGCAAATACTATCCCAAGCTATCCAACAAGTGGTGGGATGGCTATCAGAACGAGGAAGTTGTCGTTCTGGACGACTTGGACAAGAAGTCCGAGTGTCTTGGTCATCACCTGAAGATTTGGGGTGACAAATGGGGATTCATTGGTGAATCCAAGGGAGGAGCTCTGGCTTCTGCTCATAAAGTTTTCGTGGTGACTTCCAACTACCACATCGAAGAGATCTTCGGGGAAGATGCAGTTCTTGCTGAAGCGATCAAGCGTCGTTTCAAGACGTGTGTTCTCTGGCAAGACAAGAAGACTGGTTTCAGGCACATTGAAGATGAGTTCAAGAATGTCTTTGAGCCCGAAGTATTCGCAGCATTACTCAGGTCTGATTACGGACTTAATTAATTCTGTCAAATTTTATAAATGAATTCTAGGCGTGTTCGGAAAACTGGTGCTGTCTCGACTATGTTTCGAGCTGCTCGAAGGTCTACTTCGACAAGACGGCCAAAGGCTGCTTTGGTCAAGCGTAAAGTCCGCACTGCACTTATCAAGGATAAGTACGTGCAGCAGTCTTTTCACATCGTTGAGCCCATCAAGGCTAAGTTGACTCGTGATGGTCAGAGCTATGTGCTCTTGTGGGGTCAGTCTAACTCTATACAGAGTTTGCTGACTACTGCCATAGCAGATTCTGCTTTTCCTGCCAGGGAAGAGTATGTTGATTTTGCTTTGGAGAGTGTTAAGACGACCGTTATACCGTTTCCTGGCCCAGTTCACGGTACCCTTCATGCAACAGGTTGTCATGTCATGGCTTTAGCCCCTCTTTCAGAGGGTCAACGAGGAGACATGTCGACTTTCCTTGTTGGCAATATTGCCAAGAGGCAGTTTTCTAAGCTTCGGCCTTACAGTTCGAAGTTGTCTATGGTGTACAAGCACCAGGCTTTTGCCCGGCGTCATGAGTTGAATAAGCGAATTTCGATCGAGGACATGGGTTCGGTTGCTAAGATAAAAGAATATCTTGGCACAAGGGTTCCTGATTTCATATACGGTTCGTATCTGAATTGCGCAGACATGGATCCTAGTCACCTCAATCGCGAGATTGTAGCTGGCTACAGAAAGGTTGTTGTCAAGCTTTCGTTCAGAGGGCGTAAATAATTCCGCAAAATATCTAACAAAAGTTATAAGTCTTTAATTAACCACCCCAACGGGGTTCAAGGGGCGAAGCCCCTTGTGATACCGGAGTGAGCGAAGCGAACGTGGGTTTTGGGGTGTGTTTGGGGTGTGACTAGATTGGGTTTATTTGGAGTGAAAATATTTTTTATAAATG